CGGGCAGACATTACCATCTGATTCCCTCTGTGATGTCCCACAACTGACCGGCCTTGAGCCGGTTTTCCCGTTTCTGAAGGAGTAACCATTATGGGCTTTGCACTGCCTAACGGCTCTCATGTCTATTTGGCATCGGGCTACGGCCCGGCCATTACTTTCACCGGCGCGACGAATGCTGAGCACGCGGTGGTCACCGTCAGCGCCGCGGATGATATTGTGGTTGGCGATATCGTTCACGTGAACTGCAACTGGTCGGGTATTGATAACGTTATCGCGAAAATCGACGCGATTGCGGAGAATGCTGTCACTCTTCGCAACATCAATACCACCAACAAAAACAAATACGCGGCGGGCGGCGGTTCCGGCTCTATTCGCAAAATTGAAGAATGGACCGAACTGCCACAAATCACTGAGGTATCGAAATCTGGTGGTGATCAGAACACCACGCAGATTCAGTTCCTCAGCGATGATCGCCAGCGCAACCTGAACACCTTTAAATCCGCTGTCTCTCAGACTTACTCAATTGCTCACGACTCAACTCTCCCTGTTTATCCGCTGCTGCGCCAGTTGGATGAAGACGAAGAGACGGTCGCAGCGTACATGTATGTGCCGAAGGCGAAAGAAAACCGTTACTGGGCGGCCACGACATCTTTTGACGATACGCCGACTACTGCGGTTAACGAGGTAGAGACAGTGAGTGTGGTGCTGAACCTGCAGTCACCGGCGATGACGTTCTACAAGGTGGCTGACGCTGCCGCCTAACCCGTCAGAGCTTTCAATATTCTATGCCTCCCTTTGCGGAGGCTTTTTTTCGTAAGAGGTATCAATGGCGACTAAATTCACCCTTCAGCCCAAACCAACTTTCAAGGCCAACGTCACGATCCCGCGCGCTGGCGATGAGGATGGTGTACTGACCTTCACGTTTAATCATAAGCCACTTAAAGAGCTGGCTGATCTGGAAAAACTGGAAGGCAAAACTGCCACTGATTTTCTGATGGAAATTATTTCTGGCTGGGCGCTCCCCGATGCATTCAACGCGGAAAATCTGTCGGTGCTGCTGGAAAACTATCCGGCTGCAATGAAGGCTATCCCTGAAACCTACTATCGCGAACTAATGGGGCAGCGCGAAAAAAACTGATAGCGGTTGCCTCTGCATTCTATACGCCTGAACCCACAGCGGCAGACCTGGCACCCTATGGGCTTACGCCGGATGACTACGACGATCAATACATCGACGTCTGGCCAGATGTATGGCCTTCATTCCTGGTGTTTCAGGCTGTCAGCACGCAGTGGCGCACGGGCATGGGAGGCGCATCAGGGCTTGATTACAACGTGCTGCCCTGGGTGATGCGCCTGCACCACGTCGACGACGAGGCAACCGCGCTTTCGGACATCCGAATCATGGAGAGCGTCGCACTAAAAGTTATGCATAAAGAGAGGGCGGAATGAGTAACGACATCGCCACAATTTCCCTGCGCGTAAATACCACTGAGCTGGAGCGTGGTAACCAAGCACTGGATCGCTTTCAGGAGACCGCCACCGCCGCTGCAGGTAAAGCGGATGACCTGAACAGCACGTTCCGCACCGGCATCGATAACCAGAAGAAGAGCAGCGAAAGCCTGAAGCAGCAGCGTCAGGATCTGCAGAACCTGCTGAATAAAATTAGTCCGGTAAACAAGGCGCTGGATGAGCTGGACACTATCCAGGAGAGCCTGGCGAAGTTTCGTGGTAAAGGGCTGGTGGGAGATGAGGATTTTACTCGTTACAACAGCGTGCTTGAGACGACGCGGGCAAAACTGGCACAGGTAATGGAGTCTGAGACCGCAGAGGGGCGGGCTCGCATTGAGCAGGTTCAGGCAGCGCAGCGAGCAGCTGCAGCGGGCAGAACCTTTATCGATTCGCTGGAGGAGCAGGTCACAGCAATCGGAAAAACGCGCGCAGAACTGTTAGAGCTAAAAGCTGCCCAACTCGGCGTATCCGATCGTGCTGCACCAATGATCGCAAAGCTGAAAGAGCAGGAGGAAGCGTGGAAGTCTGGGGCTATCAGCGCGGGGCAATACCGCAATGCTATGCGTTATCTCCCGATGCAAATTACCGACATTGTGACCTCACTGGCTTCCGGTATGCCTGTTTATATGGTTGCCATTCAGCAGGGCGGTCAGCTCCGTGATTCGTTTGGCGGTGTAGGCAATGCGCTGAAAGCGATGTTGTCGATGGTGACCCCTGCCCGAGTCGCAATTGGTGGCCTGGCCGGATCTGTACTGATTGCGGCCAAAGCGGGATCGGACTACTTCACCGCCTACGACGAAATCAACAAGGCCATTATCAGGACTGGCAACATTGCCGGCACGTCAGCGCTCCAGATCCTGGCTTCCTCCCAGTCTATTGCTGCCTCTACTGGCGCTACTGTAGGAACCGTTCAGAGCTTGATGACTGAGCTGGTTGGCATGGGATCGCTGACACAGCAGCAACTTGAAAAAGCAGCGGGCTCCACGGCGTTGGCGGTTCAGACCGGTATAGTCTCGGCGCAGGACATCGCCAAAGCCTATAAGGACATCGAAAAAGACCCTGTTAAAGCGCTGCAGAGTCTCAACGAACAATATAATTTCCTAACCGTTTCACAACTTAAGCATGTTGACGATCTGATCAAGCAAAAGGACCAGACCGCGGCCGTTACGCAGGCTATGGACCTGTTTGGCGATACGATGGCAAAACGTGGTGAACAGGCTTACGACTCGTTGACGCCGTTTGGTCGCCTGTGGCTGGATATCAAGGGCTGGGCGTCTGAGGCCATGCAGAGTATCGGTCAGTGGGTAGCTGAGCTGGCATCAAACACACTGAAGGAATTCAATGCAATTTATTACAGCGTTGCGATCGTTTTCCAGAAGCTGAACCAGATCATTTCTTCCTCTATCGCTGCCGCGATCAACCTCGTTCCCGACTGGGCGAAAACAGATACTTTGCAGGGATGGCAGGACTACAACGAACAAATGGCCGGCGCTTATGGTGACAGTGTTTCTCAGCTGAAAAAAGACTGGGATGCGGCTGATATCAGTGCAGGTAAGTACCTCGATACGACCAGAAAGATAAGTACCGCAACCACCCAGAAGGATCGGGAAGGAGTCGCTTCTTTTGGTAAAAAGACCAAAACTGGAAAGCAGGGCACTTTATCGGCTGGCGATCGCAGCACGGATGCTGCCCAGGCCGAGCTACTGGCGCTTCAGGCACAGTTACGCGCGTTGCAGCAGCATAAAGGGCTGAACGACACTATCAGCCAGCAGCGCAAAGATCTGTGGACGACTGAAGCGAAATTTCAGGTGCTGGAGGAGGCCTCGCGTTCACGTTCACTGATAAAGCATGAGCAATCCCTGCTGGCGAGTAAAGACCAGGTGCTTCAGTTGGCACGGCAGAAAGCCCTGTTAGGTGATCAGATTACCGCACAGGAACAGCTGAACAAGCGAATGGATACCTCGCAGAAATACATCACACAGATGGCAGAGAAGCAGGCTGCATTAGTGAACGGTGCCGGGATGAGTGACCGTCAGGCACAACGTGAGCTGGCAAAGAGCCAGCTCTCTTCTGGCTGGATCAACTCAGGGGGCACGCTTGAAGACGAGGGCTATCAGAGGCAGCTTAAAGCGGCGAATGATTACTTTGATGCAGAGGACCGGTTACGTGGCGACTGGTTGACTGGCGCGAAAAAGGGCTGGGCTGAATTTGAGGACAGCGCGACCAATGTTTACGCGCAAGTGCAGACGATTACCAGCAATGCGTTCACCGGGATGGCCAGCACGCTCACCGATTTTTTTACTACTGGTAAATCTAACTTCTCAGATTTCCTGTCTACCTTCCTGAAGGGCATCGCACAGATGCTGACTCAACTGGCTCTGGTTAATGGAATGAAGTCAGCCTTTGGTGGGACGAGTATCGGGGCTTTTTTTGGTTTCTCTGGTGGCGGTCTGGTGCCGGGATTCGATAGTGGTGGCTACACCGGTGATGGTGGTAAATACCAACCGAAGGGTGTGGTTCACGGCGGGGAGTTTGTTTTCACCAAAGAGGCTACCAGCGCGCTTGGAGTGGGAAACCTTTACTCTCTGATGCATAGTGCCCAGGGCTATGCCACTGGCGGCTATGTAGGAACCGCGCCCATGTATGGTCTGCAATCATCCGCTGCTGGTGGCGTAAATGTCCAAACATCTGTAGTGGTGCAAAACCAAAATTCCCAGCAGCAATCATCCGGGAATGATGACGCGATTTCCCGAGCCTACAAACAGACCATTGATCAGTCTGTCCGTGAAGGTATCGCGAAGCAGTTGCGACCCGGCGGGCTTATCTGGAATGCATCAAAAACACGTTAACCCGCTCCGGCGGGTTTTTTTATGCCCGGAGAAAGCATGGCAATCGAAAGATTCACCTGGCGAACACAGATACAGGCGGGAATGGAAGGAACGTTTACCCATAAAACGCGCTCTGCAACCTTTGGCGATGGCTATGAGCAGATCGCCGGGGAAGGCATTAACCCTGAAAAGCAGTCCTGGCCTGTCACACTGACGGGGAAAAAAGCGGACATGCTTCAGGCCCTAAAGTTCTTTCGTTCTCACGTCACAAAGTCATTCATCTGGACATCGCCAGTTGGCGAGACTGGGCTTTACCGGATTGAGGTTGAATCAATCAAGTCACAGCCCTTATCCAGCAATGTTCTGACCATTTCCGCAACATTCAAACAGGCGTACGCACCATGATCACAGCAGACTATCAAAGCCTGGAGCCCGGCAATAAAGTCCGGCTTATCGAAGTTGATGGCTCTACGTTCGGAGTTGATGATGTACTGCGATTTCACGCGTACAACCTCCCGCACACGGAAGAAGAAATCGCCGCCGCTGGTGGTGATGAATCAAAGCTGAAGGCGAAAAGCATCTGGTGGCAGGGGGAGGAATATGCCGCCTGGCCGTATCAAATCGAAGGGCTTGAAGCCTCTACCGACGGCAACAGCGCCCAGCCAACCCTGACGGTTGCCAATATCGACAGTTCAATTACAGCATTGTGCCTTGCTTATGACGACATGTTGAAGGCCAAGGTCACGATTCACGATACTTTCGCTCATTACCTTGATGCGCGCAATTTTACCGATGGTAATCCGACAGCCGATCCTCTCCAGGTAAGGAAACGGGTTTTCTACATCGATGGCAAAAATAGTGAATTGCCTGGTGAAAGTATTGAGTTTGTGCTGACCAGCCCGATGGATTTACAGGGACTAATGATCCCCACTCGCCAGCTGCACTCTCTATGCACATGGTGCATGCGTAATAAATATCGCACCGGCGACGGCTGCGACTATGCCGGAACACGCTATTTCGATAGAAATAACAACCCAGTGAGCGACCCTTCTCTGGACGAATGCAACGGCACGCTTACGGCCTGTAAGCTCCGGCATGGAGACGGCAACGAACTGCCGTTCGGTGGGTTCCCGGGCACGTCTTTGATCAGGAGCTGATATGCGTCAGAAAACCATCGATGCGATTATGGCCCATGCAGCAGCTGAATATCCTCGCGAGTGCTGCGGCGTGGTGGCGCAGAAAAGCCGTGTTGAACGTTATTTCCCGTGCCGGAATCTTGCCGCGGCGCCGGAGGACAATTTTGTCCTTTGCCCCGAAGACTATGCAGCTGCTGAGGACTGGGGGAAGGTCATAGCCATCGCTCACAGTCACCCGGATGCCACAACGCAACCTAGCGAACTGGATAAAGCGCAATGCGATGCAACCCTTTTACCCTGGCATATCGTGAGCTGGCCGGAGGGGGATTTACGAACCATCCAGCCGCGTGGAGAACTGCAGCTGCTGGAGCGTCCCTTTGTACTTGGTCACTTCGACTGCTGGGGGCTGGTAATGAGCTACTTCCGGCAAACGCATGGTATCGAGCTCCACGACTACCGGGTCGATTATCCCTGGTGGGAAAAGGATTATCCGGACAACTTTTATCAGGATTGCTGGTACGAGTGCGGATTCCGTGAATTCGACGGGCCGCCGAAACCAGGCGATATGGTGATCATGCAGGTCCAGGCCGATAAGTGGAATCATGCGGGGATTCTACTGGAAGGCAACATGCTACTGCATCACCTTTATGGGCATCTGAGCCAGCGCGTACCGTTTGGCGGTTACTGGCGTGAGCGCACAATGAAAATACTGCGCTTTAAAGACTGTTTCTGATAACCGCCTGTGACAGTTTTTATGGGGGAAAAATGGCAGCATTACTCAATGTTGAGCCGGTCCGCACAATTCGATTGTACGGCGTGCTAGGTGCCACATTCGGTCGTGAATATCGTTTATCTGTAGCCTCACCAAAAGAAGCCATCCGCGCATTGTGTGTGATAGTCCCGGGCTTCGAGCGTTTTCTTAATACTAATGCGCAGCGTGGCCTCACCTATGCCGTTTTCAGTGATAAGCGTAACCTGAACAATGAAGAAATCGTCTTAGATCAGAGCTCGGCTGATATTCGCATAGCACCAGTTATCGTTGGGAGTAAGCGAGGAGGGATTTTCCAGACCATCCTCGGCGCTGCATTAGTCGCGGCGGCAATCTGGATGCCAGGCGTAGGTATCGCTGCGAGTAACATTATGTTCCAGATCGGTGGGGCAATGGCCTTGGGCGGCATTGTGCAGATGCTCTCACCGCAGACAACCGGACTCGCCAGCAAGCAATCGGCGGACAACAAGGCCAGTTATGCCTTTGGTGGAATCACAAATACGACAGCCCAGGGGAATCCGGTACCGCTCCTGTATGGTCGCCGGCGAATCGGTGGCGCGATTATTTCTGCCGGGATTTATGTTGAAGATCAGCAATAAATAAATACCTTCTTTCAGGCCACCTTCGGGTGGTTTTTTTATGGGTGCAATATGGCAACTGCAATCGCTATAAAAGGCCGCAAGGGCGGCAGCTCCAGTTCCCGAACCCCTACCGAACAGCCTGATGATCTGCAATCTGTAGCGAAGGCAAAAATCCTCGTTGCGCTGGGAGAGGGCGAATTTGCAGGGCAGCTGACGGCGAAAGATATCTACTTGGACGGAACGGCTCTGGAGAATGCCGACGGCTCCCAAAACTTCAGCGGCGTGACGTGGGAGTTTCGCGCGGGAACTCAGGCGCAAAAATATATTCAGGGCATACCCGGTACCGAAAACGAAGTCAGCGTAGGAACTGAGGTATCGAGCTCTACAGCGTGGACGCGCACGTTTACCAATACGCAGCTTTCAGCGGTTCGCCTGCGTCTTAAATGGCCTTCGCTTTTCAAACAGGAGGACGACGGCGATCTGGTCGGCTACTCGGTTAATTATACGATTGACCTGCAGACGGACGGCGGAACATGGCAGACGGTACTCAATACCAGCGTGACCGGCAAAACAACGTCTGGTTATGAGCGCAGCCACCGTATCGATTTACCGCAGGCTGGCAGCACCTGGACAATACGCCTACGTAAGATTACCTCTGACGCCAACAGCGCGAAGATCGGCGACACGATGACACTGCAGAGCTTCACTGAGGTGATTGACGCCAAGTTACGATATCCAAACACAGCGCTGCTTTATATCGAATTCGATTCCAGCCAGTTTAACGGCTCTATCCCCCAGATCTCCTGCGAGCCCCGCGGCCGCGTTATCCGCGTACCGGATACTTACGACCCCGAAACCCGCACTTATAGCGGTACGTGGGCTGGGA